CCCTCGGTGTCGCTATAGCAGAGTTAATGGTTATGCTGCATGATCAGAGAGACGTTGTACATGTGGGCGCTATCTTATCGCAGGCCAAGAGATGCTACGACTACCAGATGGGCTTCATGCTGAACGATAAACTAAAGCCTGTACTCAATAGCCCTATACGAAATAACGATAAGATACTCGAAAAGTTAAACATGGAGAAGTCCATATTTAACCTTATCGACAGGTTCAGTAAAAACCTTGTAAAAGTGTCGCTTGAAGTTTTACCGTGCACGCTTAAAGCAGTTAACGGTCCTCACGTTCCGCTAGTAGTCGTTGATGAGATCGACACAGTTTCTGGTGAAGGTCTTCGTGCTTTTAAGGATATCGAGGGCATGCTTGACACCAAAGCAGGACGTAGAGGTCTACGGGTTGGCATATCAACGAGGAAATCCAGATATGGATTGATGAATAAGCAGATTGAAGAAGCCGAGGGGGCAGGAAGAACAGTGAAGTACTGGACTGCCCTAGAGTTTACAGCACGGTGTCCTGATGAAAGATCCGGCACAGATAAGACGGTTGGCTATGTTCTACAGGAAGACATGGGTGTTATAACTGAGGAAGAGTTCTTAAAGAAAGCCAAGCAAAAACAAGATGAGTACTTTAAGAACGAGTTTCCTGGTAGCAAGTGCCTAAGATGCCCAATCGCGGCATTGTGCCTAGGGGATGCAAAAAACCAAAAGTCAACATCCAACATGTTGAAACCTATCACTGACCCAATCAAGAAGGCAATGAGCAATGGTCCAGACTGGGCTATCTCACAGCTGTTCAATCTAAAACCTTCGGTAGAAGGGATTATATACAAAGAATTTGAGGAAAGAAAGCACGTTAAGACCTGGAATGAAATGTGGCTGACACTAACAGATAAAGAATATCCAGGCGAGTGCGACCATGATACTTTTGTTAAGAAGTGTTTTTCTAGTGATACTGAGGTTCTGACAAACAGGGGCTTCAAGCTTTTCAAAGATTTGTCTAGGAGCGATCTGGTTGCATCTTTAGATGACAGTGGAAATCTGATATATGAGAAACCCTTAGATTATATAGAGCACCATTATAAGGGTGAGATGGTTAGTCTGCACAACCGAATTGGCGGTAAAGGTAAGCAGCTAGATCTGCTGCTTACGCCCGATCACCAGCAGACATATCTAAGACGAGATGATCTTCGCAAGGGAAAGATCAGAATTCACAAGAAGCCGCTATCTGAACTACCAAAAGGCGACTTCGTGATTCCTGCTGCACCACTGCTGGATAAATATGAGCAAGAAGGGCTCAGATCGCCTATAGACTTTATGACCGATGAGCAGTTCTATGCCTTTTTAGGCCTATGGTTAGCAGAAGACTCAATGTCTTCTGTTAGAGCTAATGAACTATACAAGCACAATGATGTTAGTGTTAGTCAGTATAAGTTTTCATATTATAAAAAAGTGGAACGGCTGATGAACAGCATAAATTGGCCCACCAAGCTAAGAAAGAAGACTGATGATCGACAGCAATTTGGCGGCAGTTGGCATATTTACCGTAAAGAGCTGTATGAGTACCTCAAGCCTTACAAACTAGCGCCCAACAAGGCAGTTCCAAGAGAGATCATGGAGAAGGCCAGCAAAGAGCAGTTAAGGACCTTGCTAGAGTGGGCAATGCTGGGTGACGGTGCAAACTATGACGACAATCCTGCTCAGCAACCCTACTATGGTACTTCTTCTATACAGTTAGCTAACGATATACAAGAGATAGCTTTCAAATTAGGTTATCGTACAAATCTAACCTGCAAGTATAATAGGCCAGAGTTTAGCAATAACGGTTCTAAGCTGTTACCCATGTACAGGGTTCACATACATAGCAAAAATAGACGTGGATGCACAAGGAAAGGCTGGTTTATAAAGTCACCCACACATAAGAGTGATTTTGGCAACACGACCGGTCATTTTGAAAGCATTAAAGAGTATGATGATAAAGTTTATTGCTTGACTATGCCATCTGGTCGACTGTTCGTAAGAAGGAATGGCGTTATAGCACTTAGCGGTAATTGTCATCAGATGGGGCTTTCTTGCTATGCCGGTATCGACTGGGGGTGGACAAACCCGTCCACTGTTGTGTATTTCTTTGTAGATAATAGAGAGAATGTTTATGTTGTCAGATGTGAAGGCCAGACGTATACCAATAACCCAACATGGGTACAGACAATTAAGAGTAAGTGGCACCATATGTACAGGTGCCAGCTATACTTCCCTGACCTAGCTAATCCTGGCGACGCTGTCACGATGAAGCAGGAAGGCCTGCCCTGTCCCAGTAAGCAAACGAAAGATACGCCCGGCGGTATACAGATTGTTAAGAAATGGCTGCGGAGTCTAGCATCGCCGCTACCTAAGATATATTTTGCTAAAGAGACATGTTTGCATATTATTACTGAATTTGGACTTTACCACTATAAGACAGATGCAGCGGGTGTAATCACAGAGGACCCAGCTAAAGAGCATGATCACTGGTTAGACGCATTGCGCTACGCGATGTACGAGCTTTTTAGTAAGTCTACACTTATTACAGCCGATAATGCAGATCTAGCGCCTGACAACATAGTTGGCACACGTGGTCAATTTTCTAGGATGCCTAACGCTGAGGAATTTGCTAAGTATAAGGGGATAAAGATCAATACTGATATTGACACAAGTAAGCTAGGCAAAATTGGAACAAAATCAGAACTAGAAGATGACGATGATGGGTCGCTTGGTGGGGACGGCGGCTTTCTGTGGTCTTTTAGTTAAGCCTCTTGGTACAATGAGATTCGGACTAGGGGGCAAAATGAGAATCTCGAGATATTGGTTTAGATTGCGCAAAAAATAAAGGTAAATAAATGGGATTCTTTGACGATCTAACAAAAAGCATACGCGATTCACTTCGCGGAGACATCGATGATCTACTTAAAGCTGATGCAGACGCTTTACCTGATAAACCAACTGATCCGCAGGCGCAGGCAGGTATAGGTCAGAAGGCCATTATCGATGATCCGTTCTTTGATCAGGTCCACCAACATTTTATCTTTAAGAACAAAATGTCTAGGATCTCCAATAAGACTCTGAAGGACACATCTGTTCGTGACTGGCTTATCTCCTCTATTATTCAAGCTAGAGCAGACACGATACTAAGATTTGCTCGTCCACAGCGTAAGCAGTTTGACACAGGATTTAAGGTGCAGAAGAAAGATGGGGACGAGCACTTAACTGCCCAAGAGAAAGAGGAAATTGCAAACATTGAAGATTTTATTCTTAATTGTGGGCGTAAGCAGGGTACGCCCGCAGGCGACGAGATGCTGTTTGCTGAGTTTCTTAAGCTTTTGACTCGCGATGCAATAACATTTGGCCATATTGCGATCGAAAAGATTCTTACTCGCAACGGCGGTCTTCATCGCTTTAGGCCTCTGCCGTCGGAATCTATGTACTTGATAAATAAAAAAACAAACCGTGATATTATTGCGAAAGAGATCGAGAATGCGCGCAAGATACAGCGTACTTTCAAAGAGTTTAATAGGGACAATGATCCTGACGCAAACTTAGAATATAATGAGCCCGATATTGAATACTACAAGTACGTCCAGATGTCCTACGATAACCGCGTGCTTGCAGCATTTGGCGATGAGGATATGATATGGAAACTTGCAAATCCACAGAACTTTGCTGACTCTATGGGCTACTGTTATTCAGCGCTAGAGCTGGCAGTTATCAATGTGACAAACCATCTCAATGTTGAAAACTATAACGCTAATTTCTTTACACACGGCTATGCTGCCAGAGGCATTCTCCACCTAAAAGGAACAGTTACTCAGGCGCAGATGACTGCTTTTAGGCGCCAGTTCTATAACACCATCTCTGGTGCGCAAAATGCCTGGCGAACACCTATCATTGCTGGTTTAGATGACGTGCAGTGGGTTGGACTATCTGGTAGCGCTAAGGAGATGGAATACTTAAACTACAACAACCACCTAATGCGTGCCTTATGTACACAGTTTCAGATTGATCCGGTAGAGCTAGGTCTTGATTTCTTGGCTAGTCCAAATGGCCGCTCGCCTATGCAGCAGGCCAACAATGAATACAAGATCACCTACTCTCGCGAGAGAGGCCTGTTACCGCTACTAATGATGTTCGAGGACATGGTTAACTGCGATATTATTCCTGCTCTAGATAAAGAGCTTGCTAAAA